GGGAATATGGCCAATGGCCTGCACCGCGTCTGTGTGGAACACGGTTAGCTTGCTTCCATGTTTTCGGATTTCCTTAGATATTTCCTGAATGGGTTGCAGCGTTCCAACCTCATTATTTGCGGCCATAACCGTGACCATGTTCGTGGTGCTGCTCACACGCCGCCCAATCTCTGCGGGATCTATGATCCCATTTGTTCCCGGTGCTACCAGAACAGCGCGGCGTGTTCCGCTTCTCTCCATGGCCTCCAGCGTGTGCAGGACGGCGTGATGTTCAAAGGCAGAGGCCACCACGTCGCCGGCGCCGTACCTCGCTGCACGAATGGCCCAGTTGTCTGCCTCGCTGCCTCCAGAGGTGAAATACACCTCCGCCGGACGACAATTTAACAATTCTGCAATCGCTTTCCGTGCGCTTTCCATTTTTTGCAGACGCCAGGCGCCCCAATGCGTGTATGCTTGACGGGTTTCCGAAATCCTCCAGCGCCTCGATCATGGCATCTTTGGCTTCTGGCCTCATGGGTGTGGTAGCCGCGTGATCCGCGTAAACTTTCATTTTGCCGGTTCCTCCTCGGTGGCGTAATATTTCGATACGCGGCGTTTTCTCCCGCAACTCCAGCAAGTTCCTTTCTCTGGCTTTTCGTTGCAGGCTTCCGCCGGCTGCTCCATAGTGAAGTCTTTCCCCAGTCTGGCCACGCAGTCCTCGCACAACAGTTTTGGCGCGGCGGTGTCGAAAAGATCATCTTCCCAGCCCACGCCGATATAATCAAGAACACGCCCCCAGCCGTACCATTCGCCATTTTCGTCTTGGCAAATATGCTTCATCCACATTTCCCACTCTCCAGGGCTGGTATAGCGCAGGCGGTCAAATCTGTGCGGCCTACTCTCGATATGAACCCCAAACCCGCACATTGAACAGCCTGTTCTCTGCGCTTTGGTGGTCCGCAGTTGTCCCTCCGGTTCCGCTCCGTTATGCTCCTCCTTGTAGGCGTCAATTTCCTGCTCCGTCATTTCCAACGGGTCGCGGACGATTTCGCCATAGATTTCTGGCACGATTGTTTCCAGGTGGATAGGATCACCATATAACAGGCTTCCGTCCTCATTTTCTCCGGTGATCGGCTTAAACTCCTGCCAATGCTCTTGGTAATATTCCTCCATTTCCAGCGCCAGGGTCAAAATGTCCTGCCGTGTGAAAATCGCAAAGGGTGCGGATCTCTTGGTATCTTTGCTAATGTAATTGCAGCCGTTCAGCATAAGCGCCTTTTGTCTGCGGCCTCCCTCGGAGGCCATAAGCCCCATATACGGAAACCGCCGGCTGCTCCTGGCGTAATCGTTGCACGGCTTTTCTTTCAGGTAATAACAGCACAGGTCTGAAACCTTGAACGGGGCCGTTTGGTAGTTCGTCCCGTATTTTTCATTTTCCGGCCCGCCGAACTTCTCCAGCCACTTTTGGCTCATTTTCATTCTGGTGTTTTTCCTATACCCGCCGTATGCGCCCGTTTCGCCTGTCATAATTGCGTGGCGCACAGTCGCGTTTTTCTCTGACGGGTGCTGCAGTAGGCTGATTTTCCCGGCAATTTCTTTTGAAAGAACAGGGAACCCGTGTTCTTTGATAACCTCAATTTTTGTGTACGGGCGATCTTTTGGCCCGTTTGCGGGGCGCAGGGCACGGATCCCCAGCGCCTTGTGAACTTTTTGTATGCTGCGATCCTCCAGCATTGAAACCGATGTGCCCGGCACATCGATCCCGATTGACCGGAGGAAAAGAAACAGCGTAATACTATCCAGCCCGCCGACGGCTACATAGCACATTCCCGCCACGTCAGGGTGGTTGTAGAACTCCCACGCCCTGCGGGCTGCATACGCCTTTTTGAAAGCGTAATCCTGTTTCATCTTTGCAATAAAGTCTTTGACCTTTTCCGGGTTATTCTGATCCCACTTCATTCTTTCTCCTCCAATTTCGCCGCCAGGGCCTCAATGGTGGCCGCCGCTTC